GTCAGACACTATATGACGGTTTGGTATGGGGACAAGTGCCCATAACACATTTTCGGGCGTAAGCCCTTCTTTTTCAGCAGTGTATAGTATGCACGCGATAGCCAGTTCTTCTTTCATCGGCCAAGTTTCTCCTGAGGGGTAGGACAAATGCTGTCCTATGGTTTAGGTTTTTTCCGACGTTTGGGGCAGTCGGTGCCCTGCGTGTGAGGAAGTGTGACACCTTGGTGCTTTTTTAATAGCCTGTCGATATATTCCGAGCGCGAAAGATTGCTCCGCGCCTCGTCAATTAGCCGGGTCGTTTCCTCGTCAAGCTGGATCGTCTTTTTCATTGGTTTTGCGCCCTTCTCTTTTTCGCTCTGCCGCAATAAGTGACCTAACGAAAGTCGAAAAATCATCGAGGCCGCGCCTGCGCGCCTCTGCCATCGCCCAAGCATAAAGCTCCTTGCCCACCGTAATTGTGGTGCGGCGGATGTTATCTGCTCTCTGGTTGGGCATGGCTAAAGATTCCACCAAGCCCGCCAATCCGCAAGAGCGGCAGGCACAGCATAGACCCGCTGCACCATCGCGGACGAGGTGTGGCCCATCTGGTAAGCGGTCAGTCCTGCGTTTTTGGCTTTGGCAAGGTGGTAGGTCGCGTAGCTATGCCGCAGGCAGTTGTCGGGCCACACAGCCAGCACAGGCGCGCAAGCCTTGCGCCGATGGGTGTGCAGAGTTTCGGAGGCCACAGGGATGATCTTGCCCTTTTGCTTCGCAAGCCACGCCCTTCGCCGTCGTAGCGGCTCGGTGAAGTCCACGATGCGCTGGTCAAAGCCTCCCGAATCTTTCATCGCCCCCGGCACCACATGGATCTGGCCCGATTTAGTATTTACGTGGCTCCAGTCCATCCGCTCGACCTCCTCAGTCCGCAGCCCCGCAAAGCCCCCAAGAAGCAGCAAGGCGCGCACATGGTCGGGAAGCTCCAGCTTCAGCAGTGCCTTCATCTGGTCGGGGGTCAGGATATTGCGGCCCGGCTTAGTCTTAGGAGCGGGAACCGCCGTGATCGGATCGTGCGGGACGAGTCGGTTGGCCGCGAGGTAGCCGAAGAACATCCGCGCATAGCGGTAATACATGGCCTGAGTGTTGCCATTGGCGCTGCGGGCTTTGATCCACCGCCGAAGATCGACGGCCTCGATGTCGCCCACCGCCCCGCGAAACGCCTTGCCAAACGCCCGTTCAAAGATGCCAAGTTTTTCCTCGTGGCTGCTGCTTTGCGGATCGGCCTCGTTCACGAACATCCGCAATGCGGCCTTGACCGTCAGGCCGTCAGGATTGTGCAGGGATTGCATCCCCTTCTCGGTCACACGGGCCGTCAGCTTGGCCCCCTCCGCCCACGCCAATTCATCGGTCGGGAAAAACTTTCGAACCCTTTTGCCGTGGGCAAAGAAATCGCAGCACCACGGGTTTTTTTCGTTCCAGTCGGCCCGCCGCACTCGGAATCGCACGGGGTTAATGTTGCGCGCCATTGCCATAATTGCCAAAACCCTACGCTTGATTGCCAACATTGCCAAACGAAAAGCCGCGACAAGCAAAGACACTGGAGCGGCGTAAGTGTCTGAACTTGTGCGGCTTTTACAGAGAAAAATGGCGGAAGGGGTGGGATTCGAACCCACGGTTGGTTTAACCCAACGCTCGATTTCGAGGGGAGCGGTCGCCTCTAATAGTCAACGACTTGCGAAAGCGTTGCCAACGATTGCCAGCGCTCGCGTTTTTCTATGTCACGCTTTGACACGCGCCACGGCCTTGCGTGGCGAACATCACCCGACGTTGGAAACGGTTCTTGGCCTCCGGGTGCAGCCACGGGCATCTTGCCGACCCCAAGGCAACCAACGCCATCCTCAAATTCCGCAAAGCGTGGAAGCCTGACGAGTGCTGGCATCTCGGTGACGCCGTAGACCTCGCGGCCATGCGGGCGGGGGCCCAGCGAGATCCCGACAGCGGCGACAGGGCGCAAGACATGGCCGACGATTTGCTCGCGGGGCTGAGTTACTTGCAGGAACTTGAGGTCACGAAGTGGTTCATGGGAAACCACGAGGATAGGCTTGCGCGGCTGGCTCACTCGCCCAACGCCGTGGTCAGCTACGCCGCCGGGGCCGTGATCGGGCGCATGGCCGATGCCATGAAGGCATTAAAAGCCGAGATCGTGCCCTACGCGGGCCTTCGCCCCGAATGTTGCCGCCAGCTTGGCGACACGCTTTTCTTGCACGGGTCGCTCTACAATATGCAGGCCGCACGCGACACGGCAGAGGCGCTTTCCTCGAATTGTGTGTTTGTTCACACACACAAAGTGGCAATGGAGCGCGCCCGCACTCAGCGCCCCTTCACTGGTTACAACGCGGGGTGCTCCGTTCGGCTCGATGTGGATTACGCCAAGAACAACCGCAGCACGCTGTCCTGGGCGCATGGCTTCGCTTGGGGCGAATACACGGACAACCAATGCATCGTGCGGCTGGAGCAGCTTTCTCCCCACTACAGGCTCCCCCTATGAGGTCAAAAATTTTGACCACCAAGGCTGGCGGCAATTTGCCCCCCTCCCTCGATCCCGATCTCGCCCAGTGGTGCGCGGCCCTCGCAGCCCCTGCCGTGACAGACGTTGTGCCGCCCGGCTGGTTCACCACGAAGACGTTGGCCGACAAGCTCGGCAAGACACGCCCGACAATGGCCCGCCTGCTCGCCGATGCCGTCGCCGATGGCCGCTGCGAGGTGCGGAAATTTCGCGTTAGCGTGGGCAGTTTTTCGCGGGCGACTCCGCACTACCGACCGCGATGAAAAAGCCCGCCACAAGCCAGCCTCGGCGCAAGAGCAAGCGTCCCACGCTGCGCTTCAAGGTCGATGGCGAATGGTGGAAGGTGGTTGTGGCTCGCCCGCCTGCCAAAGAGCTTTGCGAGGGCATTACGCATTACAAACGCAGGACAGTTTATCTCCACCCAAATGCCGTGGCGGGCAATTTGCTCGGCATTGTCGCGCATGAAATCGCCCATGTGACCATGCCTTGCGTGGACGAAACCCATGTGCGCGATCATGAGCGGATCGTTTCGGTGGTCACGGCTTGGGTGGCAAACCAGTTTTGCGACGGCAAGATTTCCATTGGAAAGCACAAGGCGTCGTGACCTTCTGGCCCTTACTCGCCTCAACCCTGCTCTATCTCGCCACGGCCTACGGCTTTTGGCGCGACGGCAACGGGCCGCTGGCCTTTGCGTTCTTTGGCTACGCTCTCGCCAACTGCGGTTTCCTTGCACTTTCTGCAAAGTAACGCGCATCTTTTGTGAACTTCGCTATACGCAATGCGCGCTTGTGTATAGCAAACGGCGCTTTTGTTTACGCAAACAGCTTTAGAAACCAACGCAACACGCTGAAACGAACCGCAGTTCGCCTCGGAGTGATGCGCGGGACAAAGCCGAGTCCGCCGTAGGGGCTGTAAACCAAACCCAATTCGGTTGATCGGTGCATTGTTGGAGTCCTCCTTTCACCTTCGTAATAACAAAAGCAATCGCTATGCCAACCGCGCAGCCAGATACTTTTTGAAGCGCGCCAGTTCGACCGGGTTCAAATCGTCTTTGCGCTTCGGCGAAACCGTGCGGTGATCGGTAACATCGCCCAAGGCAAGGTTGTATTGGCGCATGATAGGCAGAAGGTAGTCGGCCATGCTCGCCATCTCGTCCTCGCTAAGTGGCCGCTTGTAGGTGTCGCCTTCGAACGCGGCCCCGATGCTCCAGCTATTCAAGTCACGCTTGCCCCGCCATGACGAAACGCCAGTGTGCCACGCTCTTTCATCGGGATCGGCCAAGGTGGAGCGCCTGCCGTCCTTGGCGACGATGCAATGGTAGCTGACCTTGCTCGCCGGGTTCATGCACCATGCGACAGATCCCCCGTAGGTGCCGCTCGTGTGGTGCAACACGATGGCCTTTGGCTTGATGCGCTTGCCCTTCGTGACGTTCGGAGAGTTAAGCAGCTTCTCCGGGTAAGACTTAGGGCTTTTCGCCTTTGTGCTTTGCTTGCTTTTTGCGGGTGCCTCGATCGGCTTCGGCGCGGCGGTGAATTTCGCTGTGGAGGAGGCCGAGGAGTTCGGCAAGGTCGGTCGTGGGCCACGCCCGAATGGCGCGAATAAGCGTTTTAGGTAGCACAGCGGGTTCACTTTTTGTTGCTGCCCGGAGGCGGCAATTCGCCGCTCACCGTCCACTGTTTTGTCTGCGGGTTGTAGCCGACCGCCCACTTGAGGCCCGCGCAGCCCGTGAGGGCCAGAGCGGCCAGCGCCAATAGTGCGAGGCGCATTACTTCTTAGCGTCTGCGGCGAAGATTAAACCGACTCCCGTGATGACCCCGGTGACAAGCGCGGGGTCGAACGGCTGGCCCGACAGCACTGCCTTTGTGATTGTGAGGATCGAGATGAGTGCGCCCAAAACGCCCGTTGCGGTGGTCTTCCAGTTCATACCCCGCGCAGGGGTGTCAAAGCCTACGTAGCCGCAGGGCTTCCGTAGCTGGCCGCAGGCGCAGGCGTTGGATTCATCGCCGTCATTGCGGCCCTCCTGCGGGAAGTTCTGGCTGCGGCAACGCAGCCTCGTATTGAGCCTGCGTGATTTCCGTGGCCGCGCCACCGCCAAGCAACCCCTCCACCGCACTCTTAAACGGCTCCATGTCGCAATGGACGGTTCGGATGGCAATGAGGACTTGGCCGCTTTGGTCTTTCGGCGCGGTTGCCAACGGCTCAATGCTTGTTTCGCCCGCAGGAAATCCCCATGCGGCATCGACAGCAAGGCGTGTCTGCTCGTAAGCGGCTGGGTCTATTGTGAAATAACGCAGTTCGCTCATGGCGTTATGCTCCACTTAGACATGAGGTATCCGCGCACGGCTTGCGTTTCGTTTGCGGATAAATTGCGCGAATAGGCAATGACCTCGTAGATTTTGCCATTGAAATATAAATTGTTTGCATATGCTCCTATAGTTGACGTTTGATTAGAACGAACATCGTTGGCCGCAAGTCCTCCAGTGTGTGCGTAGTATTCAGTGTTATTGACCGCGAACACTCCTTCCAATGCTGCGCGCTTTTTAAAATCGACAACATAAGTTTTCGCTGTAGAAAGCGTTACGTTGTTAGCGTTTGTATAAGTGCGGAATGTTGCAACTACTCCCGATTCGCCAACATAGCTAATATTTTGCGCGCCCGTGTTTTGCCCAAGCTCGAAAAAACAATCCGTTGTGTTCTGCGTGTCGAAGCGCAGCAATGTTGGATCGCCGCTAAACGAATCGGCGTTGAACACGACAAAGAGTGAAAATGTAGTCAGACCAGCAAGCACATTGCTTCCGTTGGTCGCCTGCATTTGATCGTTGCTTCCGTCAAAGTCTAATCCGCCGCCAGAGACATAAAGCGGACGGTTGTTTGCAGTGCTTTGTGTAAAGTGAAGGGCGTTGGTCGATTTATCCTGCCATCGCGCCACGGCATTGCCCGCTGTGACTTGGTTGCCTCCGCTTGTTGCGTCAAACACCGTTGCGCCATCCGCCCCGTCAAGCCACATCACAAGTCCGCTAAATTCAGACGGCGCTGTAAGAGTCCATTGGCTTTCCTTTTTGAAATTGCCCTGCTGTCGAACGCTCCAAATGCCAGAAGGCCGCGCAGGCATATCTGCGCGCTTGCCAATGACAGAACCGTTCCAAAAAGAAGCCATTAGCTGACCTCCTCGTAGCTCACGACAATTTCAAGGTCGCTGGCGACTGCCGCCGTTGCGCCGAGCGACGAATCCTCGCGCAGATAGAGCGGAGCGTCTTTGCTGATCACGACAACCGTGGCATCGGCGGGAACGCTGACAGTGCTGGCGATTTTGAAGGCCGTGCCTCCGATATCGTCTTGCGTGTAGTAGGCGACCGTCACATCGCAGGCGCTTGTGCCGTCCACGTTGGCGACATAGACCGAGTTGACCTTCATCAACTTGCCCGACGAGGCGGCGTTGTTGAGGATTGCCGTGGCGTTGGTCGTGGAGAGCGCCGTGCCAGTGGTGTAGCCCGTGATGTTCTTCGTTGCATCGTTGATGTTTGGAGTTGCCATAGTTTTATTCCTTTCAAATTAGTTGAGGACGAAGCCGACTGCGATGGACTGCATGATGGAGGAGCCGCCGCCCGATGCCGCCTTCCAAGCCATCCCCGTGGCCTCTGCCGAGTCCACCGTGAGCACATGGCCATTCGTGCCGCCCACAGGGAGCCGCGCCACGGTGTCTGCTGACGAGGCCACAATGAGGTCGCCTTTGGCGTCGAGGAGGGTTGCAGGGATGCCCGCGCTGACGGTGGAAGACAACTCCCCCGCCGACAGGCTCAAGCCCGAGCCGATTGTGATCTCCTCGACGGCACCTGTGCTGGCACTCGTCCTTCCGAGTATCCGCGCCGTGGCTTGGGTTAGGCCCGACGAAGTGATGGAGCCAGAGGCGGCTGCGCCTGTTACGTCCGCGACAGTGTGGGTGTGATTGCCTGCGGCTACTTGCGTGGAGCCTGTGCCGACAGGGAGGCGGGCTACGGCAATGGTGCCAGAGGTGATGTCGGCGGCGGCGTGAGTGTGCGTATCGACGGCAACGAGCATCCACTCTTGCGGCCCTGCTCTGTAAATCAAACGATACTGCTTGTCTACTTCCGTGATTGTAACAAGCGTCTGTGGCGAGCCGCCAACAGGGTTATAGCCAATAGTGACAGACGCATTGATAAAATTAGTGCTGCGAAATACTGCAATGTCTCCCTCTTGAGAAGCTGTAATAGGAAGGGTGATGGTGTAGGCGCTGCTATAGTTACTGACATCGAAGATGCGCGCTCGGCCCGCCGACAAAGTTGTTGCCCCCGTGATGCTTGAAGATGTGAATAACGACTGCGCCCCGATATCACTCGGAGCCAGCGCATCCGTGCCGTTTGTGGCGTGAGAGACTTTGTGCGCGAGAGTGCTGCTTGGCGTCCTCGCGTCCGAAAGCCGCGCATCATTTCCCTCGCAAAAGCTCCCTGCCGCCGTGCCGAAAGAACCCGCCTCGATGACGCCGTTTGTGCCTGTTTTTAAGGGGAGGTTGGCGGTGGTGCCGATGGCTCCCGCGTTGGTTAGGTTGCCGTGGGTGTGGGAGGCGGCTGCAAATGCGGTGCTGTCTGCGATAGCGGCGGTGCCGAGGCCGCTCACGCTGGTGCTTGGCACGCTGTCGCCAACGAAGAGGAAGGTGCTGCGGGCGCGGCCTACAATGGTGGACAGCTTGGCTTTTTCTATTGATCCATCCCAAGCGGACAGCCAAGGCCACGCAGCGTTGTCATCGTCGCTTGACTCAATAATGTTCGCCGTGATGGGCGAGCCATCCGTGATGTGCCAGCGAAGGTTTTCAAAGAAAACATAGTGGCCCGTGATATCGCGATATGTGCGCCTGCTGTTAAGCGCAACGTCAGGAAGCGGGTAGTAAAGCCCGTTGCCGTCTGCAAATTCGTAGGTGACAAAAGCGGCCAAATCGTCGTTGCCGCTTGTGTCGAGGTCGGAGCCATCGAGAATAACGGTGCCTGTCTCGCCATTAACGCTCGTGACCGCCCCCGACTCGTTGGCCCAATGCGGCAACCCCTGAGACGAAACTTTTAAGATTTGGCCCGCGCTTCCAATTCCAACGCGAATTGCCGCGCTGTCGTTGCGCGATAGAATGTCGCCCTTAGTCGTGAGCGTCTCGATGCCCGTTCCCGCTGGCCCCTGCGCCCCGGTCGCGCCTGTTGCGCCCGTGGCTCCCGTTGCCCCGGTTGGCCCGGCGGGGCCGATCGTCGGAAGCGTCACGTTCACCGTCTGCGGCGAAGGAATCCCAACCTCGACCGCGTTGGTGTTCAGACTGACCTCGACTTTGTGATACGCGGCCATGTTAGAGCGGGGCGGTGCGAGTGGTTACGTCGGAGAGGACTTTCCACAGGCCGCCGAAAAGCGTGTAGATTTTGTTGGATGAGTCCTTCAACTGCACATCGTAGTAGCGCGTTCCTGCCGTGGCGTTGTCCGTGGTCAGAAGATCAAAGTGGGAAATCCCACCCGCCGCGTTGCTGTGGCTGGTCACTTCCTTGCGAATCACAGCGGCAGAATCCGCATCGGTGAGCGCGTTTTTGACGGTGAGAAACAGCGTTGCTCCGACGAGGCTGTAGGCATCGCCGTCCGCGTCTTTCACCGAGACATCGAGGCGTCCGCTGTCGCCGCGCGTCCAGCAGAGATCGGCTTGAGATGAAGTGCAGGCTGCGCTCATTTGTTGCGATCCTTCCAGACTTTGCGTGCGGACATCGCCGCGACAAACAGGCCGAGCGCCAAAGCGGACAGGCGCATACCCGTTTCAAGGTGCGGCAAAAGCGAGACGATGACCGAGCCGAGCGAGGTGGTCACGCCGACGAGGGGCCGCGACAGAAAGTCGATTGGGTCGTGAAAGCTCATGGCTCCTCGACATCCACAATGATGCCATTGCTAATACTAAGCGAAATAATGTTGGTAAGTTGATATGTTCCAGACGCAGGTGTGTTTGTGTTCGTGGAACCCGCCAGCGCCCGCATCGTGGTGACGTTGCTGGTGTTGGTGAGGGCTGGAAGTGGAAGGCCGAGGTTGGTGCGGGTAACGGAGGCGTTGGTGGAGTTGTCGAACGTGATAGGAGTTCTTATTTCTAGCAGCGCAGCCTCGATTATAAAATTGTCGTCGTCTAGCTCTATAGATGCGTTAGTGGTTGTTGATTGCAAAAAGTCAGCAGTTATTCTGCTAAACGTCACATCATTCGTAGCCCCCAACCCAATCGCCGTGCGAAAATTTGTGACGTTGTTGTTGGTGAGTGCTGCAAGCGGTATTCCGAGGTTGGTGCGGGTTGTGGCGGCGGTTGCAGGCGAATCAAATTGAATTTGTTCGTAGAAGGTTTGCGTTTCTGGTTCGTAACGAAGGTCTCCGCTCCAGTAAATTCCACCAGTTGAATCAATACGAAGATCGCCGCCGCCAAAGCGCACTTCGTTGGTGAACGTCAGTTTGTTCGTGCCGCTATAAGCCACAACGCCGTTGGTCGTATTGTAAGACAGCGCCTTCATCGTCTGGCCGTAGCTGGTGGCCGCGCAAAGGGTGGTGAGGAGAAGGGTGAGGAGGAGTTTCATGGTTATTGCTTGGTGGCGGTCAGCACGCCGTCGTTGTCGATGGACACTGACCAGATCGCGTTGTCTGGCGATCGAAGTAGGAAAGAGGCTGCGGCAACCAAAGTCGGCACGCCTTCCCCACCACGAATCACATCGTTGTAAACGATTACAGAAGTCGGCAGTGTGGTTGTCGTTGTCCCGCTGACCGACCAAGTGACCTCGATTTTGGCGGTGATGCTGTCGGTTGTGGCGTCCGGGCTGAACTCCGCGTCCATGTTGGACGTGTTCAGGTTGAGGTCGAACGTGTAAACGGTGCTGCTGCCCGTTCCTGTTTTTGTCCATCCGCTGTCGTTGGCGAGGAAATTGCCCGTGAACGTCTTCTTAATCCCGATTTGGCCCGTGGCTCCCGCGCCCAATTCTACCACCGAGCCGCCGCGCACAAACTGCACCTCGACCGGGACAGTGTCGCGTCGAGTGAAATAGAGCGTGTTGACCCGTTGCGTCAGGACGGGCGAGACAACAAATTCAGAGGAGTCGAGATTGACGTAAACGCGCATGGCAGCCTGCCCCTCGCCCCTGTGTCAAAGCCGCTAACGGCTCTGAACGCCCCACCGAAACGGAAAGGCCAGCGGCCCCCGGCGATCCTCATCGGGATTGGCGGGATCGTATTCGCGGGATGGAAGGTTAAGAATTGCCGCCTCGCGGTGACTGTGGCATGGCGTGAATCCGTGAAACAACCCCGCCGGGATGATGAGTAGCTGCGGCGTGTCGGCGGCAAGGATGATCGTCTGACCGCGCTTTTGCTCGGCGTCCCAGATGCCGACTTTAGCCGTGCCCGCTACGCAAAACCAGCGATCCACTTGCAGCTTGTGGCGATGCCATGCCTTCACCACGCCCGCCGCGCAAGTCGTGATGTAGGCTTGGCCGAATCCGTGCGCGTCATCCGAGGCGCGGAAGATTTCGGTCAGCTTGCCGCGCTCATCGAGGTGGGCCGTCAGTGGGCGAAGCTCGGCTAACATGGCATCCATTCCTGTTGACGAACGCGAAGATGGCCCCGGTATTCCCCCTCGGTTTCGTGATACGCCCGGTGGTGGACAATCTTGCCGTCCTTGTCGCGCTTCACATGGTCGGCGACACAATGCGGGATGCAGGCGATTCGTAGCCCTGCGGGGTGCCAGCGGTGCCAGCAAAGGAACAAGTCTTGCGTCCCTCGCCCGTCGTAGCCGCTGAAATCGGCAAGCGCCAGCGCCTTGGCCGACATAAGCGTGCATCCAAGGCCGCACCAATCGGATGGGACAACTGACCCGCGCCCGATGCCAGGATATGCAAAATCCATCCAGCCCCTTCTTCTCCATCCGTGTTTACCGTTTACCTCAAAGACGTTGCCGTCTGGCGGGCATTTCTTCACGCGCTCGTGGAGTCGCGCCAACCGCTTGCCCTCGCGCTCGCCAATCTCCTTGTCCTTGCAGTCCTTCAGCCTTTCGCGGCAGACCTTCAAGGCGCGGACGAGGCGCGGTGGCAGTCGCCTTTCCTTTTCGGTGAAGTCCTCCGCGATTGGATGTTGGGGGCTCCCGTTGCCCCCCAAGAATAAGCCATTGGGATACGTCACGGCTGCGACCTCGTAGTAGGGCGAGCCATCCGCCTGCGGCATTTGCAGTGTCCACTCGGCCACCCGGAGGGCATCGGCAGGCACAAGGTTGTCGGCCTCCACGCTCCACAGCATCGAGGCGCGGATCTTCCTCGCGGCGGCAAACGCGGCCCCCTGAAGCGCGGCAATTCGCATTTGTGCGGGTTCTTTGTAGTCCTTGCCTTCGGCTCCCCCATCCTCCAGCGGCAGGGTGACAGCCTGTATGCGCCACCCTTCGGGCAGTTCGTGGCGCGCTGCCTCAATGGCTGCTTTAGCCTCGTCCGACTGATCGGTTGCCAGAATGAAATGCGCCTCGGCGTGATGCCCGGCAGCAGCGGCAATGCGCCTCAAAAATTGCGGCCAGCAATAGAAATAACTCTTGGTTGCGTAGGTTGCGATTGCCAGCACTCGCGGGCGGGGCGGGTGTCAAAGAGTAGGGACTGCCACTTCGTTCCGAAAAGCTGCCCACACTACGCCTGCCCCCGTTTCCGTGTGCGGCGACAAAAAGGAAAGGCTAATAACTGCCGAGGTTTGCGAGCTTTGGGCACCGACAAATGCGGTTGCTCCGTAATCGAAGGACTGGGTGCGAGACCCCACGCTGTCGTAAACTTGGTAAACGCCGAGCGCATTATTTCGCACCACCGTCGCGCCTTCCGGGTATTCCCCGCCCAACAGAGTTTTTGTGAAAAGCAGCGTCTTTTGTGCCTCGCCCCCCGTTGTCAGCAGGCCAGATCCCGAAGCGGTGGAAATGTTGTCTGTGTCGGTTTGTGTGGATCGCGTGTAGGAGAAACTGTCCGAAGAAAAATTAGCAATCCCGACCACGCTTGCATCAAAGCCTTGCTGAAAAGTTTTTGTGCCTGGCGCGATGCTCGCAAGGCCGTATTGGACAGAGCCAAATAACGGAGGATTTTCTGGGTTTAAGAAATCGTCAAAAGAACCAATTTCTTCACCGCACGTTACAAACAGTCCGTTTTCAAAGTAGCCCGTTTCGCCATAGACGGATTCTCGGACGCGGTTGGCCGTGAGGTTGTCGTCCAAAGCGATGTTTCCAAATGGCCGTGATGAGGTGGCAAGATGCGGGGCGGCTTTGTAAAAGTTGCCCTCGCTGGTTTCGTATCGGGTTCGTGCGCTGGCAGAACTTGCCACTCCCTCCGATTCTGTGGCGCTTAATGTGCGTGCAACCACATTTGCCGTGGTGGTTCTTTGCGTCGATACCGTGCTGGTAATCAACGAGACGGCGGTAGTCGATCCTGCGTCTCTCGGTATTGTGGATAAAATACTGAAATAATCCGCCGTGGTGAACGTGCTGCGCTTGTCTCTCCCAGAAGCGACAACTTGAGACGGCAGGAAGGTGGCGCTTTGGTTGGTGTCTTGCCTTGAAACGTCAAGCAGGGTGTCATTTTGCACTACCGTCTCGTGAGGCAAAACGCTTTTGTCTATTACCGAGCCTACTTCTCCAAGGTTGTAAGATGTGTTGTGCCAAGTGACATTGCTTGTGACGGCTGGGTTCGTAAAAGAGGTGATGTTTTCGGTCGTGTTTTGTTGGAGGGCGGTGCTTTGCGCCGTTTCCTGATACGGGTAGATGGTAAACTCTTGGCCGCTTACGGCTTGGTTTGAAGCGGGGGCAAGCCCCGCGACATTGGACGCGGCGACATTGGCCGTCCAAAGAACTTCATGCAATCCGCTGAGAGTTTCAGCTTTAAAGATGGTTGCTCTGAGCGGGGAGTTTGGGACGGTCGAGGGTGTTGTGATGGTTCGCAGGAACGTCGAGGCCGCAGTCTGCATCGGCCCGCCTGTGGTTGTCTCTTGCCGCCCGATGTTCGTTGTTCTCGTGGTTTGGTAAGAATACTCTCTTGTTGCTTGCTCGGTTGTTCTTTGCGTGACTGTTGCTGTATTGCTCACCACGCCAGAAGCGGCTGGAGGGTTTGTAATTTCAATGATGGGCGCGCTCGCTCCAAATACCACTGTTCGCCCGGCGCTGATTGTTTCTGCCGTGGTGGTTCTTGACCACACCCCATTTGCCAGACTTTCAACAGATCCCGAAGAAGAATAAACCGTGCTTCGCAGTTGCGTTCCAAAAAGGGAACTTGCGCTGGAGGAAAATGAGTCGCTTGACCCGTAGCTGCTGGTCGTTTGCGGCTCTACGGTGATCGTCCACGAGATCATTGCATCCGATAGTAGATGTCGTATGGCGATTCTCCGGGGGCGGCTGGCGAGTCTTTGGGCAATATGATCCAAGTTTCTGGGTTCACTGTGGGCGTGTCTGTGCCAATCAGTCTTTGCGCGACTCCCTCGTCTGTAATCATTCCGAAGGGATATTCAACAGTGGTGGCAACGCCGTAAAGTTGGGCCGTCTGGTTTGTTGCCGCCGAGGTGTCTATGTCTATGGAAACTGAAATGATGTTCACCCCATCAGTTGAAATCACGGCCTTGGCGTAATAGACCGAACCTACTTGCACGGGAAATTCGTCATTCCAGTTGTCTGCGATGTATCCGCTGATCGTGCCGGGCATTACGGTGGCAATAAGTGCTTCTGGGTCTTCGGGGTTTGCGGGGTCTTGGCGCAGCACAATGTCCCACGGAAGCGGCTTGGCCGATGTCCCGCCGCCCTTTTTTGGAGTTGCTGTTAAATCAATGCAAACGCCTTGCCCGGTTTGCCTAAGTGTTGTTCCACGCCCGGCCAAGGGCTTGTTGCGGCGGATTTCCTCAACAATCGCATTGAGGCGGCTTGCGCTTATCTCGCGCAGAAGCGGCCTATTCGGCTGGAATTTTATGGAACTGAACTGCGCCATGCCGTTTAGCTCCAGTCATAAAGCTGTTCAACCTCGTCCCATGACGAGAAGTTTAGGGTGTATTCCCGCGTCACCTCATATTGATCGCCGATTGGCGTTGCGGTGATGGCAGTGCAAACCCAGAAGGTATTGGTTGGCGCGTTTAACTCCGAGGGGTTGGCAACTTTGGCAATGGGGTCAAGGCTTGGCAGGGCAGACTCGATTTCGGAAACCCGACCAACCACGGCGGGGGCTAAAAAATATTCAACGCCGCGAGACAGAAACGAATACAGCAATTCTTGGTCTGGCGTCAGTGAGGTCAAAACCGATGTGTCTTTGTCATCAACGGCTTTTTGAACATCGCTAATTTCTTCAACGGTCATCGCCTTAAACTTTGTGTGCGTAATGATCGGCACCTCGCGGGTGCCGCCCGCGAGTTCAACGCGCTTGCCGTATTGGTTGTAACTGGCATCCCCCGAACCAGCCACGGTGTATTCAAAGACGCCGCGCCTAATGCCGCCCGGCTCTTGCGTGACGCTCGCGTTTGTTAAGACGCCCTCTCCACCGGGCGCTTGCACGGTTGGGTCTGTCGAAACGACAACCTTTCTTGTTACTCTGCGGTCGCCGCTATCAATTACGCCGCCGCCTGTTGTTTCAAATTGTGCCATAGGAGTTAGTTGGATGAGGGCAAGACCAAAGGCTCGCCTTTTTTGAGGAGTTCGTAAATTTGCTTGGCCGCGTCTGCCGCCCGCTTTGTTTCTTTGCTTGGGTCTTCCCTGCGCCGGGTGTCGAAAAACTCGTTTGAGGCAAAGCCGATGCGCTGCAAGGATGATGCGCCCATTGATCCAACCAAAGCGCCTTGGCCCTGGCCTTGGATTTGTTGCTGCAATGCCATGATTCGCCCGATGGCCGCTTCTTTCTGCGCTTCAACCTCTGGCCCGACAAAACCCTCCAAGTCGGCCAGCCCCTGCATTTCAAAATCCAACTGCTCTTGCGGGGTCATCGTCGCCCGCCTGTTCGCCATTGCCTGCGATTGTGTTGAGGCAAGCGCGCTGCGTTGCGCGGCGGCTTGTGCCTTGGCGTTTCTTTCCGCCTCGTCGGCTATTTGTTTTTCCAGTTGCGCTTGAACTTGTTTGCTCTTGGCAATCTCAGCGTTCAGTTCGGCCACGCGCGCGGCGATTTCGGCCATTGATTGCGCGCCTTGAGACGCGCCGACAACCTCGCCCTGCAATCGAGTTTGATTGGCCTGCTCTTGCGCCAGCCTTTCTTGCGGCGTCATGCCGATCTGCGCGGTCTGCGCGGTGGTTGCCGCTGTCTGCTGATTAGCGGCAAATTCGCGGGCTTGCGCGCTCATTTGATCCTGCATGGCTTGGATGCCTTGCAGTTCTCTTACTTGCTGCTCAATACTTGCAGGATCGGCCCCCTGTGATTGAAGGCCCGATTGCAAATCTTCAATTTCCCTGCGCTTTTCTTGTTCTCTTTTAATGCGCGCAACTTCGGCGGGATCGCCACCCGCGCCCGTCAATTCAAACGCCTCCAAGTCCATCCGCGCCATGTTTGCCATCATGTTTTCTCTGGCAATGCGCTGCTGTTGCTCTTGCCCCGCATCCAATTCTCCGCGCACCGCCCCGCCTGTGCTTAGATCGGCCAGGCGCGCAAGTAGCTGCCCCGGTCGGCCCTGTATTGCGTTGGCAATGGCCTCGCCTATGTTTTTGCCGAAGGTTTCGGCAATGAGCTTGCCTGTTTGTTTTGCCGCGTTGCTGAGTTGAGTAAATTCTGAAATAGCGCCCGATAGGCTTGTGGCCCGCCCCGCTTGGGAAAGGGTCTGATTAAATTGCTCTTGGATGCCAATGGCAGATTTTACGGCGGTGCTTAGTTGGTCGAACGCAGCCGAGACGATTTTTCCAACTGCGGCGGCTCCAGCAACTAACAACGTCATGCGCCCCGCGCTGCGGGCTATCCCGCCGCTAAATTCCTCTGCGGGCGCTGGATCAAGAGCCTGCTGTGCGGCTTGCCGTGTCTTCTTTAGCTCCTCCTGCAATTCCCGCAACGGCCCAAGGCCGTAGTCGCCAATATCAATGTCTATCGGCCCGCCGCTGCCGCCCGGCTGTTTTACTTGCGGCATTCTTGGCGCGGTGGATGCCCGCGCAAAAGTTTGCTGCACTTGTGTCGCCGTCTTTTGTGCGTCGGCCAAGACGGACTGAAAACCAGTTTGCGTCTGGTTGGCCGCTGTGATTTTTACTTTTACTTCAGCCATTGGATTCGTCCTCCTTTTTGGCCTTGCTGCGGGCAATGGCAATGCGCTCGGCGTCGGTCACAATGTCGAGGTGTGTGCCGCTTTCGGTTTCGTAGGCTGCGGCCTCATACCATGCCGCCGCGCCCACGGGGGTGGCCCACGCTTGCTGTTCGCTCATGCCGAGGCGCATGAGCCGGGCCACGGTGCTGATGGCGTTCGGGATCTTGGACGGTTCGCCGCGTTCCTCCCCTGCCTTGGGTTGCTTGTTCCACATCTGCGGCGGGGCGCAGTAGTCGGCAACGTAGGTGCGCCAGCGCGCAACCTCGGCCACGAAATCAATCTTGCGCCATTTCCACAGTCGGCAGGCGAAAGAATCCATGTCGGGCAAGACAAGGGCCGGGCGCGAGCAGATCCATGCGGCAAGGCGCAATTCCTGCTCGCTGCCCATCTGCCCGTGGTAAAATGGCGAGCCGATAGCTTCCAAGGTGAATGCATGGCCCACGGAAAGCGAGAGCATTCGCAGCCCGCAAACGCGGTGTGTCGCGTTTAAGAACGCTTCAGCGGCCAGCGCATCCATAGCGCGAGCCCTTACGATCCGGCAAAAGCGACCGTGGTGACGGTGACGCGCTGGTAATCAGTGTTACCAAACCGCTTTTCAACGCGGATGGTGGAAGTAGAAGAATGGTCGCCCGTGGTGAGCGTTGAGCCGCCGACTGTCGCCGTGTTGATGGCCGTGCCACGGATGTTGGTCTTGACCACATCGCCCGCCGTTTCGGCCTTTTCGGCGCTCAGAACAGTAAAAGAAATGCTGTCGAGCGAGAAGCCGCTGCCCGTGAAGTCGCCCAAAACCTGAGCCGAAGCCTCGGCACGAGGGTTGTAGAATCTGATGGCAGGGGGCGCGGTGTTGGCGCTTCCACTTTCAATCAGTTGCTCGTCCACTTGGGCGGTGATGGTGGCGTTGAGAACCTCGTAGCTGCCAATCGTTCCAGCGCCGAAGGTGGTTCCAACCGTCTCGGTGGTTGTCTCCGTGCGGACATACTTTGAGATGATCGTCGTGGTGACGCCGTTCTGGTCTTGAACCAGAAGTTTCTCAAACGTCTTGGCCGTGCTTTTGGAAAAAGCGCCCGAAACACCGTAGCTGATAGGCATACCCTCGCTGGGCGTGTCAATTCTGCTGGCAATAGAGGGTCACGCTGAGAACGTCAGTAATGCGGTTGTTGGCCGTATCAACCGAGTGCGCGCTTTCCAGTAGCCCGGCAACCGTGACGTTGGCCGAGGTAAAGTCCTGGGCCACGATCTCGCGCAGGGTTTCCTCGACTTGCTCCACCACCTCGTCATGCGCGCTGGCGTATTCGCCGGGACTGATGATGTGAATGGTGGCGTCGGCCTGCCAGCGGGCCAACTGCGGGAAGGGTCGGCTGGCCGACAAGCAGGCGGCGACAATGCGCCGAGGCGGGGCCGTGGTTTCCGAGTAGTAGGGATAAACCGTGTAATCGTCCGTCACGGCGCTCGGAAGCTCGGTGCCAAGGTGGGCTGACACGATTTGCTCGATCTCATGGCGCAGGCTGTAGGTCTGCGGGGTGGCCGAGGTCGGGCCTGTGGGGGCGGTGGCGATGCGGTCGCCTGCCACGGCGCTGATGCGGATGGTGTCGGTCTGGATGTTCGGGGCGGTGTTGCCCGAAAGCTCGACCAGATGCCATCCGTATAGTGTTAAATCGGTCTGTGCCGCGTTGATGGCGGCAAGCGCGGTGTTGGTATTGGTATCGTCCAAAATGCGCGACAGCGCGGCCACGCGGTTCTTGTGGGATGTCTGCCAGCCTGCTCCGTCATTGGCCGAGGTGAGAACGCTAAAGTCCACACTTACCCGGCTTGCCGATCTCACGCCGCCCTCGACAAGCTCGGAGCCTGCCGCCGAGACGATAACGCAAGGCAGGGCGAGCGGATCGGTCGGAACGGCATAGCGAATTGGGATGCCTGCGAGCGCGGTTCCCGTGCGGGCGGATTCGATGCGGGCGGCAAATTGAGCTTCTAATTGGCGGTGGATCATGCGGCTTGGGCTAACTTGCCGAGGCGGTTGTTCATTTCGCGCTCGATCTGTTTCTGGCGGAACTCAAGCAACCAATTAACCCGGCCTTGGCGGATTTTGTCGCTGGCGTTTTTTGCGGTGTTCGCCATTTCGATATACATATTCAAAGGATTGCCGAAGCTCCTGCGGCCCTTCCCGCTGCCTCGCGCAAGATTGTTGCTGACAAATTCTGGCAAATTCAGCGCGCCCGCCCCTACAAGTCCGAGGTCTTTCCATGCAGCGCCCCAACCCGCCTTGAGCGTTCCAACGCGCTTGGTCATTTTGGTCGTGTAGCTGTTCATTTTGCCTTTGCTAACGACAAGCTGCGACCAATGCGCTTGGTTCACTCGGCCCTGAGAATTTTGCCTGCTCTTGTGCAGATTGCGGTTCGGTTCTTGGCCCACATATTGAAGATTGCCCAACTTTGGCTCGCCCACTGCCGACACTTTCCGCGTCTGTGTGTAGCTGTTGACGCGCTTTCCTTTTTTCGTGGTGTAGGGCCGAACCTCAACCAGCGTCGGGGTCTGATTGTTCAGAAGATCCAAGGCGCGGGCCTCTGAGTAATTTGGGCCACCCTGTTTCATGTATCGGCTGAACGCGACAGACACCCCGCGCACTCCGCTATCGGCCAAGATTTTGCGAATGACGGCAACGCTGACAAAGACGCGGTTGATGTCTCGCGTGACTGCGCCGACGCCTTCCGCTTGGTCTTTGGGTGGAGTAATGGCAAGCAAGCCATTGTCGCCGCTATCACGCACAAGCAGTCTTGCTTGGCGGATAAGTTCTTGTCCGACTTCTTTTGTTGTCGCATTGACGAACTTCGGGACGAATTTACGCAATTCATCCAGCGTAATCTCGGCTGAGACTGCCGCCGCCATAACTATTCGGCCAAGCCGCCCGCTGTGATTTCAACCACTGCGCCGTCCTGCGAGACGGCCAACACTTGAAGCTCTTGCCCGCGCACCGTCACGCGGCTCCAGATAGCAGGAACGGCGTTGTCGATCTTGTCGAAGCGCGGCTCAAAGGCGCTGGCTTGGAGTGCCAGCCGCACGCTGCGGATCTGCCGCACCCCACCCTCGGCCAATTCGTCGCGGGTTTCAGTGTCGCCAACCACAGCTTTGTAGTCGATCCCGCCAATGGTCACGCACTCGCCGCCGACATCGGTAATCGCGGCCACGCCAAGGATGTGCGCGGTGTCTAACTGGCTTGCCATGCCCTAATCCTTGGAGTCAAAGGCGTCAGGGTTGCGGCGCTTGAAGACTTCCAAGCCGAAGCGGTATCCCTCGTTGCTGTTCTCGATGGCATAAATGTCATCGGTTGGGACGGCAGGATTAAAAAGCGGATGCTCGTGGCGCAGCACAATATCGCTTGGAACCATCCATCCGCGCTTTTTTGCCCGGTGCGTAAACTCGTTATCACAAAAAACACCCCTGTATTCGTCGCTGACGATGCCGCCTTTGTGTCCCATTGCCGCCAATGTCGGGCGAGTGACACAGAAGGTTATGAGCAAATCGTCCGTCCTGTAACCGTCTCCGATTTGCAAGACGGCGGGGCTGTTGAGTTTGTCGGCCAGCGCGTTGTAAATCAGTTCGTCCCAAAAAAGACACGGCTCCAGATCATCTTGAATTGTCAGGATGATTTTTCCGCTACTGGCCCGCACGGCTGCGTTGTAGTTTTGCACCAAGGTTCCGCCCACGGCGTCCATGTTTCCGGCGGGCGAAAGGCCGTGCTTGAATCGCCCCAAAACGTCCCGCGTCTCGGCATCATCCTCGGCAAAGCCAAAGATGTATTCCACGCTTTGCGGGTCTTTGGCCGCTTCCAGCCACTTCTTGCGCGTCTCGGCAGCTTGGAGCGGACGGCCACGGGTCGGGTGGCAAACGCTGATCTTTGCCCCGCACTTCTTGAACCACTCCAATTCAAACTGATCGGCGCGCTCGGTGTCGCCATTGGCTCGCAGGGTGCAGGCGTAAAGCCCGACGCCGCCGAAGCCATAGACCACCGGGCGGTGCGTCCACGGGACAATCTCTGGCACAGGTAGGGCCATGAAAGCGCGGGCATAGGCCAAGGCATCTTGGGCCTCGCCGTTGTCCAGGCTGGTGGCCGCGAGTTGGGCCAGGGCTTCCCTGCGCCACGGACTGACCTTGTAGGCTTCGTGCAATAGCGATTTCTTGGGAGCGAATGCCTGCGTCCGCATGGCGAGTTGCAGATAAAGCTCATACCGCTCATCCCCTGAGAGCGATTCGTGTTTGAGCGCCTCGATGGCGAGTTCCATGCCGCGCGCATCCTCCTTCATGCCGAAATGCTCAAGGCTCCCGTAGAAAAGCCAGCGCGGGTCTTTATCCCAATCTGGCTGCGAAGCGATGATGCGCCAGTTGCGGGCATTGCCGCGCTTCTCGGATGCCTCGTCTTTCTTTTCGTCGGGGGCGTGAACAATGCGGGCGTCCTCCCACCTCACTTGCCCGTCTCCCGATTTGTCCAAGGGTTCAAGGTGTTCGTGAACAGCGCCGTCCCACTTGGCCGTCCCGCGCCGCCAGATGCGCTCACGCAAAAGGTTTAGTCCATTATTGGTCAGGCGATAGGGAACCATCGCCAGCGTGGTCGTGGGGGCCGTCTCGCGCAAATGCTGGCGGATAATGTCGCAGGACTCTTGCTCAATAATATCGTCCGTATCGGCCCAAATGAGCCAATCGTGGCCGTCTGCCTCGGCCATGTCCGTCGCCATCTGCCGGGCGGCGGCAAAGTTGTCCACATGATCCCAAAACTGGAACGCTTCGGCGTTCTTGTATTCGCCCGTCTTGCACCCCATTTCGCGGGCAATGTCGAGCGAGCGATCTGGCTCCCTGCCGCCGCAGGCGCGGACAATGTAGATGTGGGGCGTGAGCTTTTGGAAAGCCTCGATGAATCGCCCGATGTAACCCTCGCTATTTCCAGTAATAGCGACCAACGCCAAGGAAGGCTGTGTGTCCATGCGGCCACGGCGGGCCTGTCAACTTCACCAAAAGCAAAACCCCCGGCATAGCCGGGGGTCTGCTGAACACACGAACCAGAACAGTCTTTAGGCTTTCTTGGCGAGGATCTTAAGACCCTGCGTGATGCCGTAGGTGAATCCGCCCACCACCTCAAAATTGAGGAAATGAGTCCCACTTGCTGTATTATAGTGACGGCGATAGCCCAAACCAATACCAGAGACGGGATCGACCACGGTGCGGGCTTCCAAGTATTCGCTCGGAGCCTGCGGCTGGAGGGTGCGGATCGCCACGGCGATGGCCGAGGGATGCACCGCGAAGCCTGCGAGGGTGATGCTGGTTCCGACGTTGGTGGCCGGGATCAGGGTGGACTCGTAGACGTTCATGCCCGCCAGACGGCGAACCACTCCCTCGCGCACACCTTCGGGGCCGAAGTTGAGGTTAGCGAGGATGTTGGTGCTGTCGGAGAGGAGAGCGTCGTAGGCTTCCGGCTCCAAGAACAACGCACGGTCGTTCTGCGGGGCTTTGGCCTTGGTGAGTTCCAAGCGGGCCTTGCGGACATCGGCCATCGAGAACGAGGCCGAGGTGAACGAGGCAACCGCCGCGCCGAAGTTACCCGTGGTGATCATGCCCCAGGCTGCGCTGATGAAAGCCTGCGCCACTGCGCGGCCCTGCTCTGCGCCGATTTCGGCCAGCATCTGCGGGGTGAGCGCGGAGGACTTGCTCCACTGCGTGTCGGTGAAATCGACCGTGCTGAGATAGTGCTTGTCGATCGTGACCTCACGGGCGGTGAGGGTAACGTCTCCGTCTGCACCTTCGTAGGTGTTGTTGAACGTGGAGGCGGTGATCGAGGAGATGAGCGGGATGCTCACCACTTCGCCTTTGCGCGCGGCTTCGGCGTTGTAGTTCACGCTGAAAGCGTTTAGCGGATGGAGGGAATCAACGAACGCCTTGAGCGCCGCTGAAGAGATGATGTCGTCGTTAAGACCAGTGATGGAGGCCATGTTAGTAGGTTATTTGGATTGTTTGAGCTTGTTGATGAGGGAGAAATCGCTGGCCTCAAGCGCCTTGCGGACGATTTCAAATTTCGTAGCGCGGTCGCCAGAAGCGTAAGCGTCTTCGACCGAAACGGCGGAACCGTTGCCCGTGATGGCGTTGTCGCCGCGAGCGGCGAGTTCGACTTCCAGAGCGGAGAGCTTGGTCATCGCGGCATCGAGCTTCGCGGCCATTTCCGAATCAACGGGAGCGGCAACGGGCGCGGGAGTTTCTTCTTTGGCGGCGGCGAGGCCGTCCACGGTGGATTTGAGGTCGGCAACCGAAGCGGCCAACGATTCGATGGCGGCTTGAGCGTCAAACTCAACTTTGGCGACAGAACTATTTTCAGTCATGCCCACTGCGGCGGTGTCAACTTCGGGCGTTGCTTCGGGTTCCGACCCGGCACGGAAAACGCCGTCAGGGTTGGCGGCGGGGCGGGAAACCAGATCCACGCTGACGAGTTCTGAGACGCGGGCGAAACGCTTTCCGTCTTGCTCGTCGGGCGTTCCGCTGAACGTCATGGAAAAACCGACACGGTTTGGCGCTTTGGTCAGGATCTCGCTGTAGAAAGTGGCCTGCGGGTGCGAGCCGAGAAGTTCCAAGTCGGCGCGCAGTTGGTCTTCGACAATGCGGAAGTTGGCGAGGAAGCCGATGAGGGAATCAATGCTTTCGTCGTGATCGACAAAGACTTTGACGGGTGAACCAGCAACGCCTGCGGCTTCGGCCTGCGAAAGCGTTGTCTCGTCCACCATCATCGCGTGGCCGAGTGCCGGGCCAACCGTGGCGACAGATATTCCTTCAAATTTGAGGGCGTCCATACTCGGACGCGCTCATGTCAAGCAGTCGCCTTCTTGCGGCGATAGATGCGTTTGCGCTTCTTGGGCAAAGCCAACTCTGTCGGTTCTTCTTTGCTTTCCAACTGCGGGGCGCTGTCCGCTGGCGCATCAATCGCCGGGACAACTTCAACCACGGGAGCCTGCGGCTGCGCCTGCTCCACCCCGATCATCACACCAAGATCGGCGGCAAATTCGCGTTCGGTCGCAATCTCGGCCACGGCCTCCTTCCAATCAATGCCCTGCTCACCGAAATAATCCGAGAGAGTCATTAGCCCGGCCTTCACATCGTCGCGGCGGGCGGTGGCCTCGCGGCCTACGTCCACCGTGATCGAGCGCGGAGTTTGCCAGCCGACAGACTGCCAACCGGGATTCATGGGAAGTTCTTTGCGCGAGATGGCGCGGGCAATCGCATAGCGCCAAAGTTTCGACAGGAACGCATTAACCAGCACATCCTGGCGGGCGGCAAAGCACCTCGCCGCCTTCTGTATGATAAACCTTTGCGCCACGCCGCCGATCGCGCTGGTGTCCCAAACAAACTCGTAAGGCAGGCCAAGGCCGATGGCCGCTGCGCGGATGTATTGCTCAAGGTGCTTATCGAGCTTCTCGTTCGGGCGGTTCATTACGAAAGATTGAATGTCTTCCGTATTCTTCATGCGCGGAACCAGCCCGCCGCCGAAAATGCTTTCGCGGGTCAGGTTGCCATTGCTGTCCTTGCTGAAGTCGCCAAGGAATCCTTCCGCGCCGATGTTCCCCGTGGAGTTTTTAATAACGAGGCCGATGCTGCTGCCAGCCTTTGCCGCCATCATCTCAAATCGCAAAAGTTCGTCCCGATCCAAAACGCTGTTGAGCGCCACGCCGATGGCAGGATAGCCGCGCACTTGGTCGGCGCGCTCTGGCTCGTAAACGTGAAGCATGGCGTCGGCCTTCACCTCGCGGTGGCGGCGCGGGTATTCGTCGCCCTCCCCAATGAAATAGCCAAGCGGGCGCTGGAACTTGTCGAGCTTCACGCCATCCACCACACCGCTGTTGCTTGCCGAGGTGTCGGGCGACTCCACGCGGTGCGCCTCGACAATCTGCACGGCGGGAGCGCCGTCTGTCTTGGCCGTGAGGATGGCGAAAATTTCCCCGTCCCGGTCAATGGCCTCCGACACGAGCATTTGCAGGGAGCGCATATCGTGCCGCCCGCTGATTTCGGGCGAGCGCGCCCAATTCTCCCACCATTGCTCTGCCGCATCGTCCCACGCTTGATCACCTGACATGGCTTGCGGGCGAATGCCGATGCCGCTACCCACGGAATACATGGCCTTGTCGCGCACTGCGCCCCGCACTATCGCGTTGTTGTAGAAACATTTACGCGAAAGCGCCATGAGGCGGGTGCGGTCATAGGAGGAAAGGTCAACTTTGGAATCCTGCGCCTGCGCGTAAACCCAACCACGCTCCTCGCTGCGGTGGTTCACGGCCTCAATCATGCGTGAGAACCCGAAGGCTGCGGCTACGCGGTCAACAAATTTGGTCTGCTTCGTTTTCATGTGCGGTTCGGGAAGCGCATTTGCGTCACGCGGCTGTTGCCAATCGTCCCGGCATTGATCGCCAGCGCCGTCTCGATGAGGCCAAGCATATCCCATGCATCGTAGCTCTTTTGCAGGGTGACACTGCGACCGCCGACGCTGCTTGACACCACGAACGCCTGACTCGCCCCGCCAGCAAGGATCTGAGCCTTACAACTGGCTTTGAGTTGCGAAAGTTCAGAGGCCGTAAAAACTTGGGCCAGAATAGCAGCGTCCGTCACGCACTCGCGGCGTGTGTCAAGGAGCGGGCTGGCCCGCTTGAAACTGCGACATGATGGAGTCGATCAGAACCAGCGCCATCTTTTCGCAGTCGGCAAGGTGGTTCGGCCCAAGGCGCTGCCACCGCGCCACGCCTTCCTTTTCGATCAGCGCCTCGCCCTGCAACTGCGAAACGTAGTCCTTGGCAATGTCGCGCGGCAGATACCAGCGCCCCCGGCCATCGCGCAAAACGTCATGGTAGAGCCTTGCCTGCCAAAACTCGGCGTCGAATTGCAGCATCCAGATATTGTGACCCGCACCCAAGATTTGCTGGAATTTCCACGGCTCGCGCAATCCCTGCGACACCGTGCGGCCCTTGGCCGCGCAGAATAGACCGCCCGACCGCGCCACAAAATCGTAAACGCCTGCCGGGGTCTTCGCCGCATAGCCCGAATCGACCACGCCCTTGAAGCATTTGTAATGGCGGAACTTTTCCATGACCAAATCCCAACCAATCGCCGCCCCGTAATCGACAAGGTAACTGCTCCCGTCTTCGTGCAATTCGCGGATGATCCACCACAGTTCCGTTTGCTGAACGTCCACCGACATGATGCGGCCCAACATCTTGCCTTCGGGCGGCTGGCCGATGGTGTAACGCGGCAAGGCGTCCACCCGCTCGCGGATCATCGCCGTGGTGATGAGTGACCCCGCCGCCACCCAAGGCAGGGCCAGTTCTCGGTTAAAGAAATCCTGCAAGCCGCCCGGCGTCTCGCGGTCTTGGAGGAATTTGACGGCCAGATCCGACCACCGCCGCCACGGAGCATAGAGCGAGGAAAGATGGTAACTGCGCCGCCCTGGCTCGGCAGCAAGGTCAGTCGCCCGCCATTCGCCACGCTCAAGCATCTGCGCTTTGTCGGCCTCGGTGTGCGCGTGGTCGCACTTCGGGCAATGGCACCGCGCCGATTCCGAGACAAGTTCCATGTTCCACGCGGAATCTTGCTTGGCTTCCTGCGCCCACTTGATGCGCTCCCACTCCAAGACAAACATTTCGCCGCAGGCCGCACACGAGACGAAGTATTTGCGCTGGTCGCCCTTGAGCCATTCTTCCCAAATGGCCCCGTCCTCATAGGTCGGGGTCGAAGTGGTGATGATGATATGCTGCGGGTAGGTCGCTACGCGGGCCTCGGCCAACTGCAAGGGCGCTGATTCCTTGCCGCCCTTCGATGGGAACTTGTCCAATTCGTCCATGCACAGCGCGGCAATCGAGCGCGAGGAAAGCGAGGCCGGACTGTTGCTGCCCGTGAACCACACGCTCATGCGGTCAAAGTGCTGTTCCAAAAGTCTATACTTGTCGGGATCGGCCTGCTTGTGCCGGGCGAGCGTCGGGTTCTGGTCAATCAACGGCATCCACCGCGTTTCCGAAAAAGACCGCGCCAAGTGCGTGGACGGCATAACCCACAAACACGGCGCAGGCGAGTTGTCCAATTTGTAGGCCATGCCCACGATGATGGCCGTGGTCTTCGATGTCTGCGCTCCCCACACCAAGGCCAGTCGCCGCACCCGATCGTCTGCGAAGCATTCCAAGACTTCGCGCACATACGGGGTGCGCTGAGTCAGGTAGCTCCCCGGCTTGTTCGTGATTCGCTCCGAGAGCTTCAGATTGCCCTCGGCCCACGCGACCACCCCCGGCTTCGGCGGGGCAATCGTCACCTCATGGCTTGCCGCCCAAGCCTCGGCTAATCCGCCTTGGTCTGCTCGCTCAAGGATGGCGGCAATGTCGCCAGATGTTTTCGCAGTATCGAGGTCGCCTGTTCCCCCCATTGAAACGTCGAAAAATCCTGCACCGCCGCCGAGATCAGCCCACGAATCGCCGCCACCGTCTCCGCTTTGTTGAGCGTGGTCTTGGTCATCGAAAGGAATTGCGAGAATTCCTGCTCCGCTTGCGCTGCCGCCTTCCGACTGTCCCGCCACGCTCCCGCCAGTTCGGCCACCGTGCGGCTGTTTATTTCGTCCACGTTGGCTGCGGCCTTCCACAGTTCGTAGTGCCGAAGCTCGCCCTCGGCGGCGCGGTCGAGTCGCGCCTTCGGCCCCATCGCCGGGTTGCTGCTTGCGGGCGGTGCTGAGAGCTTGCCGCCCTTCCTGCGGCGGATGTTCGCCGCCAGCCACGCCTTCGCCGTCTCCACCGAGTCGGTCGGCATCCCTTGGGCTTTCCACAGGCTGATGCTCGTCTGGTTCGCGTCGAGCGCGCGGGCGAGTTGGATCTGCGTCAGGGCCATGCGGCATCTTGATACGGCTTTTTCGTGTGTCTCACTATCAAATCGGCTATTGAGACAGCCAACCGCGAGAAGTGTTTATTACTTGAGCAAATCGCAATAAATTTTGCCCCAAATCTTGCCAGTCGTGGCCTCCT